GTCCACCACCGGGTCCGTTGCCGCCGCCCATTAAGGCCAATTTTTGTTCAGCCTTCTCTTGCTTCTCCATCTCTTTATATTTCTTAAGCAATCCCTGATAGTCAAGGCTCAAGGGGCTCGAATAAAGAAGCTTGTTATTCGTTACAGCGTCAGCTAACCACTGAACAAGGCGCGTTTTGTTCTCCGGATCAAAACTAAGCTCCAAAATCTGGTAAATAGAAATAGCTGCCTTCATTTTCGTGTCATCAACCTTAACTTGATCGCTATCTGGTTCCCGGAGATATGAAGGCCATAATGCTTGGAAGCTATTAGCCCAATCGTAAAAAGCCTCCCTATACGTCGTTTTATCATATTTCTCCGGGTATTTTCGTTTGAGCATCGCATAAAATTCTGGTGTCCATGCACGGTGCATAACGATCCGATCGAGGAACCGATAGACTGGATCCATGGTTTCACGAAGGCGATCCATATAACGGGCAACGGCCTTAGCGTCTTCAGAGCCTTCTCCAAATCCTTCGGCAAAAGACTCCTGTGTAAGGAGTTTAACCGGCATATCGACCGCATTGGCAATATTCTCAATAATGTTCCGCCGTGCCAATACATGCGGCCCCTCCAAATTCTGCATATTCAGTGACTCTATTTCCTCGTCTGGTGTAATGTTGATAACATTACCTGTTTCAGCCTCCTTTACGATAGAGCGTTTAAAAGCAGTAGCCCAAGACATAATGTTGTCAACAAAATTCCCGGGTTGTTTAATCTTTGCGACCAAGACACCGACCTTGGTTTCAACAAGATCATCGGCGATAAGAGACTTAATATAAGATTTAAGAGGATAGAAGGCACGCTGATAAACGCTTCGTCCGACAAAACCAAAGGCAGAAGTAGTGTAACCAAGATAAATAGGCTTTTCATTAGTCACCACCACAGACCGCGAAGGATGATAAGCTGTCCCTTGCACCGCGATTTGTTGGTACTTCATGAAGTCAAGAGAATTAGGATTTTGATTAAGGACCAGACTCCCAGAAGTATTAAGAGGGTCCAAAATATTGAAACTAATGTTAAGTTCCGGGAGATCCCAGTAACTAATCGGCTCATTACTCTTCATCCCATCCACAAGTAATGCCACACTTCCAATGCCGTATATCCGACTAACAGTAAGAAGATTATGGACAAGACTATCACCGCCAATAAGCTTCCATTCCTCATTAAATGCATCCACGCAATGTTCCATAGGGCTATTAGGAACCTTAATATCTCGCTTTTGGCTCAGGGCCAAGGAGACTGCTCCCTCGGCAATGCGTGCCCCTAATGGATGATAAAGATAAATCTCCTTACAAGTTTCATACGAAACGACATCACCCGGCACAATGTCAGGTGCAACCAAAAGCTCCTGCAGAGCATTGCCAGGAGTTGTAGTGACTGATGAATATGGAACAGATGGCATTTAGCATGTCACCGTGAATGTCATATTAGCTGGACAGCTTTGGACCCAACATCCATTATTAAATGTTGGAACTGTACCAGCACCCATAACAGTCTTCGGCCAAGTTGGAGCCGTTACGCCTGGAGTCAAAGGCACATTCGGCCGTGGCTCAAGCATACACTTCAATGCTGCCATGTTTGCAGAGTATATGGTACGATAACCCACGAGCGGAGAAGGAGCAGCAGGAGTAAGAGTGACAGTTGAACCTGTTAGTGATCCTGTGCCTGAAACAAAAGTGAGTGTCGCCGGACTTGGTGGGAATGTTGTATATTGACCTCCACTCACAACCGAATTGATAGTACCAATGCCAGAAGTAGTTGTCGTAATATTCAATGTCGCTGGAGCACCAACACCACCATTAACAGAATAAACCCCAGTTCCAGCCGTACCAGTTCCCGCAGAGGCGGTCACTGCGCTTGCGACCGAAGAAGCAACTGGATCAACCAATGTTAATGGAGTTAGGTCATCAATCTGTGCTGTTGCTGGCTGATTCATGGTAAAGGCAGTTATCGTACCAGAACCAATTGTCAGCGCCGTGCCAACACTGGCAGAAGTAACAGTATGAGGCCCAGCAAGTAGTGATGGTGTATCTTTCTTCTCTGCCATGGCAGCCTCACGCAGTCGTGATAGAGAATGTCCCACCAACTGGACATGACTGAAGTAAAATATTTCCTGTGACTGGAATGCTGTAACCACTCACCTTGTGTGAGGCATGTGGTGAGTGACCACCACCCACATTAACATTTTCGTTATAAAGAACAACACCAGTGCCCTGATCAACCAGACAGAAATAGCCGGTGAGTGGTATCCCGGTCGGCGCGAATGTTGGCACTTCATAAGCAGTCGGTGCTCCGGTGTAAAGGATCTGCGTGATGTTGCAGGGGCCAGTATCAATCACAGTCCCCACTGCTGCTGAAGTGATGTTCTTCACCCCATGTGCCAGTTGCTCTGGCCTGTCTCGTTCCGACTGTTCTCGTACAGGATATTCTGGTGTCCGTGCCATAGCTGTTTCTCTTCTATGTTGGTTGGATATAAAATAATCTAAACGCACCTGTATTTGGAATATGAGGAAACACGGCAACGAGTTGCCAGCCCATCTGCCCAGCTTGATTCATTCGATCTTGCAACTCTGCAGAACCCATTTCATGTGGGATATCATCAACAAAATAAGTATATTGTTGAACAGCAGGAACTTTTGGTTTTCCGCTCTTAACCACTTTCTTCTTGGTTTGCTTGAGCGGCTTTTTCTTCATTGGCATACTCTCACGCCAGCTACATAAGCACAATTACGATGAAGATGGTACCTATGGTCATAATCATCGCCGTGATAATATCTATCCCGATCATGATCCCTATAATAACCTTGGTCGTGATCGTGGTAGCGCCTTTGGTCTTGGCGATATCCGTGATCTTCTTGCGGCGGACCAATGTATACTTGAGCATGAGCTCCCCCGCTCATAAGAAGTATAAACATTACAGCAAGAATACATCTCATATTAGTAGCCCTCATAGTTGCCGAGAGCAATTATGGCCATTCTAGTAGCCTTCCCAATTACCCAAAGCAATTGCGACTCCGTAACAAAAGCAGTCTAGCAGATCGTCCTGCCGATCCTCTACGTCACCAACCCGAAATCCGAGGATCTGCCCTAACCCATGATTCTTGGTCACTTGCTTGAACGTAACAATGCGATCATAGAAAGTCTTGAGGATTTTCACTTTCTTTTGGAAAATATAGCCGGATACGTTGATAGCTCTCTCAGATTTCCCCAATTGGGTGAGTTTCTGTGGGAGCTCTTCCGCAGGGAGACCTCTGCGGCGTGCTTGCTGAAGAAGGATGGAGCCAGAACCTTTGTCTTCGATAAAACAACCTCGTGATCCCAAACGGGCACCACATTTAGCTCCGTACTCGTCGAGATTACGGTACACGACGGGTAGCCACATCTCGAGCATACCACCTTCAATCTGTAGATATTCGTAGTCAACAAGTTTGAGCCAGTGCTCATCCCCGAGTTTTTCGTATGCCCAATAGATGACTCCTGTACCATCGGCTTCCTTCCCGGTTTTCACAGCAGTGTCCATGGTCGCGAAGACGTACAAAGAACGGGACGGGAACCCTTCAGGCTTCCCGTCCGTTAACAAGTTATCAAGAGAGAAGAATGCTTCGCCAGACCAGTCTACGAACTCTGCTAAATATTCCTGCGCATATACGAGAGGCGGGTTATCATGCTCCAACCGCGCTAACTCGTCTTCCGGTAGATACGGATTAGAATGAGAAGGGGCGTGATATTCCGTAAATCCATATTCTGGTAAGTTACAGATACGCCAAAACAGGTTATTCTCGTTGATCCCGTTAGTATTAGAGGCAATGATCGCGGCCCCACGAAAGTCGAGAAGCGTGGGCCTGATTGCCTTCTCCCAAATCTGAATAGCATTAGCCTTGGTGAATGCGGCCTCGTCAATGATGACCAGATGATAGCGACGCGAACGCCCCGCCTTCTCATCCTCCAAAGTCCAAAGCTCAATACGACCGCCTGTCGTTGTATGGATAGTACCCAAGTTCCGAGAACTGGACTTTATGGCTGGTTCGAGGGTAATCTCGTTCTCAGAATAAGCCTCCGAAGCGTAGCGGTAATTCGGGACAAACCATCCCACTTGCGCCCCTTTCGCAGCGAAGTCACAGGCAATGGTTTTGAGGAAAGCAGTTTTACCCCACCGACGTCCACAACGTAGAGCGCGGAAACGGGCCTGGACATTGAATGCCTCTATCTGCCCCGGATGTAGCCGGGGGAGTATGATAGAACTTTCGACCTCTTTTTGGGAGACGTATAGGTTCATGGGTTCGTAGTAATTGTGAATTGAGCTTCTGGGGCAATGCTTTTCAGCACCAGATTCGTAAACGGATGATTATACACTGGGAATAACTGACCCGTTGCCATCGCCGTGGCCCATGTCGCAACGGTGAATAACTCGTCGATCAAGTTTCCATCAGCATCAACATCGATCAACGAGAAATAATTCCCGTAACTTTGCGGTGGAACTGTGAGCGTAACACTAGCCAATGTCCCATCAGATGCGATAGTGGTGCCAATCATCGAAGCAGTTAGAACTGTATCAGTCATAGCTAATACC